TCTCTCGACAACATCGTTGAGATGCACGGTCATGAACACTGTGTCGTTTTGTAAAAACATTCCAAATTGAGACAAATTAAAGTCGGTGTCTGAAACATTATAAATGCCTCTTATTGTATAGATATCGTCGGCATACTTTCTATCTCTATTCTCCAAGAAAAGCAAATCTTGTATAGTTCTTTCATTAGGCTTGTCACCAGTGTAATTTGGTGATGTGGGAGATGCCGCTCCGTCCTTCTGATCTTCTCCCTGATTATAAGGTCCTAGGTATTTGTGAAGATGTATGTCGGTGCCACCGACTGTGAACATCTCCTTTATGTTCCGATCGAAGAATTTGTAATCATTGCCTTTTTCTGGCTTAAAAATGGATAGTCTTGGCATATCTTACATATTTATTGGATTGCCTCTAACGGTAAATATGTGTATGTCAGAATTACAAACAGGCCAACAAGAGATATTCGATTACGTGAAAAACAACCTCGGCGAGGGCATGATCGACGTAGAATTAGACCCAAAACACTACGAAACAGCACTTGCAAGGGCAATCAATAGATACAGGCAAAGATCGTCTAATGCTGTGGAAGAATCCTATGCATTTTTAGAATTGAAAAAAGATCAAAACAAATACATTTTACCAGATGAAATAATAAATGTGCGATCTGTACATAGACGAACAGTAGGGTCAAGGACAGAAGGTGGTCAAGGTGGTACATTATTTGAACCTTTTAACTTGGCGTACACAAACACATATTTGTTAAGAGCAGGTGCGACAGGTGGACTTGCAACATATTTCGCTTTTGCATCTTATCAAGAATTGGTTGGAAAAATGTTTGGATCTTTCATACAAAGTCATTACGATGTTGCAACAAAAACTTTAACAATCACTCAGAGACCTAGAGCAGATAACGAAACTGTGGTGATGCACACGGACAACTTCAGACCTGACATCACGCTTTTTAAAGACATATACAGCAAGCCGTGGCTCAGAGACTACACACTTGCAGTTTGTAAAGTAATGCTTGGTGAGGCTCGGGGAAAATTTAATACTATTGCAGGACCACAGGGTGGTACCACGTTGAACGGCTCTGATCTAAAACAACAAGGCGAAGCCGAAATGCAACGTCTAGATGACGAAGTAAACAATTACATGGAAGGCGGATCGCCTTACAGTTTTGTTATAGGTTAATTACATTAACAATCAAAATAAATATTAGTATAGGCAAAAGAAAGGCACAAATTATGGCACAAGGAAAAAACTTCTCAAAACTTTCCAAATTATCATACAGACAACTAAAACAGTTAGTAATAGGTCTTGAAATACTTCTAAAGGCAGGACCCAATTGGAAAATCACTTACCATTTATTACAAGGCGTCAAAGAAATTAAGAAAGAACTTGAAAAACGTATCAAAACCTGTTAGTATCTATAGATGCTAATAGGTATAGTCGGTTTAATAGGTTCGGGTAAAGACACTGTCGCAAAGCGACTGGTAGAAAAACACAACTTCAACAGAGATTCATTTGCAAAAAGTTTAAAGGACGCCGTAAGTGTCATGTTCAATTGGGATAGAGAAATGCTAGAAGGCAACACGTCTTCCAGTAGACATTGGCGAGAACAACCAGACAAGTACTGGAGCAAACAATTTGGAAAAACTATTACGCCAAGATGGGTATTGCAATATTTTGGCACAGAAGTTATGAGAGGTCAAATGTATGACGGTATATGGGTTGACAGTTGTCTCGGCAGATACAAAGGAAAAGACACTGTAATTTCAGATACAAGATTTCCCAACGAAGTAAATCAAATTAGAGCACGAGGTGGCAAAATTATCCGCGTCAAAAAAGGACCAGATCCGGAGTGGTTTGTCAATTACGTTGAAGGAAATATTATACCAAAAAACGTTCATTCATCAGAGTATCTTTGGGCCAGATCAGAGTTCGACTTGATCATCAATAACGACGGTGATTTAAATGATCTCAATAAAAGTGTGGATAATATGATTATGCATCTGCTTCAAGATCACCAATACTCCACCCGAGGTGTTGCGTTGACTTCAATCTCTGGCAGTTAGCACAAATTGTTTTTAAGTTGTAAACAGAACAATTATTCCTATTACCGTCAACGTGGTAAACGTTAAACTGCACCTTGTGTTTGCTCCTAAAACCACATAATTCACACTTTGATTTTTGCCTGTAACCCTGTTTGTACCATTTGGGTATTCCGTCTGTTTTTTGTTTGTTTTGCCTTCTGATACAGGTGTCGCACTTACTTCTCCAGTAAATTTTGGTACCTAATTTGTATGCGTAGGCACGTGGCTTTTCATTACATTGTTTACATAAGGGACGTTTCATAACTGTATTTACGTAACCTATATAGGTACCAAAATTTACGTAGTTTTGCCGTAAATTATGGTAAACGCAATAAATACTCTAGTAAACGCAAATTACTTGCAAGGAGAAATAAAATATGGCACTAACATCACCAGGAGTTGAAGTATCAGTAATAGATGAGAGTTTCTACGTACCAGCAGATGCCGGTTCAGTACCTCTTTTAATTGTTGCTTCATCCCAAGACAAAAGTAACGGAGCAGGAACAGGTACCGCGGCAGGTACACAAACTGCAAACGCAAATACAGTTTATCTAATATCATCTCAAAGAGAGTTAACAGAAACTTTCGGAGATCCAAAATTCTACACAGACGCATCAGGAAATGCGTTAAACGGATATGAATTAAATGAGTACGGCTTACAAGCGGCTTATTCATATCTTGGAATAGCAAATAGAGCCTTTGTTCTTAGAGCAAATGTTGACATGTCAGAACTAGCAGGTAGTGCCTCTGCTCCTAGTTCAGATCCATCTGACGGAACATACTGGTTTGATTTAGCAACAAGTAAATTTGGTCTATTCGAATGGTCAGCAACTAATCAAACATTTACAAATAAATCTCCAATTTTGATTACAAGCACAACCGACCTAGTAGGTGGCGCAACAACTGGTATACCAAAAACAAACATTGGTTCTATCGGTGACTATGCTATTAACACAACTCATGTTACAAATAAAATATATTTCAAAAACGATTCAAACGCATGGGTCCATTTAGGAAGCACGTCATGGCACACAAGTCATGCGACAATAACTGGTACCGTATCAGGTACAGGTAACATTTTAACAAATGGACATGCAATTACAATCAATGGTACAACTGTAACATTATCAGGAACAACTTTAACAGCACTTAAGACATCTATCAACAATGCAAACATTCCAGGTGTTACTGCTGACGTAGATAGTGTAACTGGTTTCTTAGAAATATATTCAAATGGTTTCTCAAGAAGTGCAGGATCTGTAGATGGCAAAATTATTTTAGCAAACAGTTCAGGAACTATTTTGACTGATGCTGGATTGACGGCAGGTACTTACGCGGCACCTCAATTCTACCAGGCGGCCCACACAGCAAGACCTGAATGGAAATCAGGCGATTCTGTACCAAGACCTAACGGTTCAGTTTGGTTCAAAACTACAACACCAAACAGTGGTGCAGACATAACAGTTAAACTTTACAGTGCGTCTTCAAGTAGTTTCAGCACAGTTGATTCTCCATTGTATGCTAACAACCACACAGCGATTTTCAACCTAGACGGTATAAACGGTGGTACAAGCATTGCAACTGGTACATTATATACACAATTCAACGTGACTGAAGAATCTATTGGAGCAAACATTATAGATAGCACACCAAATCTTGGAGACTTCCAAATATTCAGATACGAAGGTGGCGAAACTGTAATAACATCAAACACTACAAACCCAAGTTTCGTAAATAATGAAACGTTCACTATGCAAGAATCACTAAAAGCACAGGCGGCTCTTGACAGTGCAAGAACTGTTACTGTTGTTTCACAGGATGGTTCAACTAGTGCTGACGCAGACGACTTTGTGGCGGCAATTAGTGCGGCAGGATTTACAAACATCGAAGCAGAAGTTATCACAAGTGGTGAGAAAAAAGGTGCAATCTCAATCAAACACAAATTAGGTGGTGAGATTAGATTTAACGATGGTGCGACAGCGGCCAATCCTTTAGCAACTAATGGTACACCATTGGCGGATGCTGGATTTGGTTCAGCGAATGCACATTCTTATGGAACGTACACAGCGAACTCAACAACTTTAGTTGATAACTTGTACGATGCTCCGGCGGCGGACACAGCAGACTCAACAACAGCAAACGAAACTGTTGCTTCAAACTTCAAAAGGTTAAGTTACACTGCTTCATTAAGTGCACCAACAAATGAACCAGCAGACGGTACATTATGGTACAACACAAACTTAGAAGCAGACATAATGGTTCACAACGGTACAACATTTAAAGGTTACAAAGAAGTTTATGCAAATACCGATCCAAATGGACCACAATTTTCAGCAACTAAACCAACTACACAATCAGACGGTACAGCACTTGTCGACGAAGACTTATGGATAGACACTAGCGATTTAGAAAATTATCCTAAGTTATACAGATGGGACACTAGCCTGACAGATGGTGCAGATTTCGTTTTAGTTGACAACACAGATCAAACAACAGAAGACGGTATTGTTTTTGCTGATGCAAGATGGCACACAAGAGCCGAGCATCAAGCAGACGGCAACACAGGTGCTGGTACAGGATCATCAATCAAGGATTTGTTATCTGACAGTCATTTAGACCCAGATGCTCCAAATCCTGCTTCTTATCCAAAATCAATACTATTGTTCAACACAAGAAGATCTGGTTACAACGTTAAATGTTACAAAAACAACTACATCACAACTACTGCATATCCAGGTTCAGGAAGTTCTGGAAAAGGTAACACAAGATTCAGTAACGAATCGGTTGCTCAGTACTACCCAGACAGATGGGTCACACAAAACGCGAACAACGACGATGGTTCAGGAACTTTTGGTAGAAAAGCAGTAAGAAAAGTTGTTGTTGCACAACTAAAATCAGAAATAGACACTAACCAAGCAATCAGAGAAGATCAAAGAGGCTTCAATGTAATTGCTTGTCCAGGATATCCTGAAGTGATTTCAAACATGGTTAACTTAAACACTGACAGAAATAACACTGCGTTTGTTATTGGCGATACACCATTTAGATTAGAAGGTACATCAACTGCAATATCTAATTGGGCAAATAACACAGCGGGTGCGGCAGACAACGGTGAAGACGGCCTTGTAACAAGTTCAGACTACCTAGGAACGTTTTATCCATCAGGAAGAACTACTGACAACGGTGGAAAAAACATTGTTGTTCCACCATCGCACATGATGTTAAGAGTATTTGCAAATAACGACAACGTGGCATTTCCATGGTTTGCTCCGGCAGGAACAAGACGTGGTGTAGTCGATAATGCAACTGCTGTTGGATATGTTGACGGTGCGTCAGGAGAGTTCGAAACAATATCAGTAACAGAATCTATTAGAGATACAATGTTTGGAGTTAATGTAAACCCAATCACATTCTTTAGTGGTTCAGGAATAGTAAACTTTGGTAACAAAACTGCTACAAGTTCATCAAGTGCCTTAGATAGAATTAACGTATCTAGACTTGCTGTTTACTTAAGAACGCAGTTGAATCAAATTGCTAAACCGTTTATATTTGAGCCCAATGATTCATTGACTAGAAACGAGATCAAACAAGCAGTAGAATCTTTCTTGTTAGAACTTGTTGGTCAAAGAGCATTGTTTGACTTCTTAGTAGTGTGTGACGAAACGAACAACACTGCGACAAGAATAGATAGAAATGAGTTGTATGTTGATATAGCGATTGAACCTGTTAAATCGGTTGAGTTTATTTTCATACCACTGCGTATTAAAAACACAGGAGAAATAGCAAATTTGGGTAATTAGTACTCGAATAAATAAAAGAGGAAACAAAAATGGCAATATCAACACTTTCAAAATTTACAGTACCACTAGCAACAGATCAAAGTTCTGGATCACAAGGCTTGTTAATGCCGAAATTACAGTACAGGTTTAGAGTTGTACTTGAAAACTTTGGTGTATCCACTCCAAGATCTGAACTTACAAAACAAGTAGCAGATGTTACTAGACCGGAACTTAATTTTGAAAACCAAACTTTAGATGTTTATAACTCTAGAGTTTACTATGCAGGTAAGCACACATGGAATCCATTGACACTTACATTAAGAGATGACGTGAACAATGCAGTGAGCAAACT